ACCGAAACATAGTTTTAAGTGGGTGTGTGAAAACAAAGGCTTCCCGATTACGAGCAAAGATACAGCAGGAAAGATTAGAAAACTGAGACATGGAAAGCTCAGCGAGAAATACAGAAACTACCTACTCAATGGAGACAAGAGAGGAAAATTCGGAATGTTGGCAAAGAAGTGGCAGTATTTGACGGACACGGAACGGATGCCTGCAGACATTTCGGAGCATTGCTGCGAGGTACTGAAAAAAGAACCATTCAAGAGGTATGTTAAGGAGACAGGCAGACAGCCATTCATCGGAATAACGCAGGACGAGAGCTTCAGAAGAGAGAACCAGTACAACCACACGGGATGTAATGTATACGACGGTCACACAATAAAGAGCCAGCCGATGGGATTTTGGCCGAAGAATGAGGTTATCCAATATGCGGTAGAGCAGCACATCCCAATCTGCAGTGTGTATGGAACACCATACCAGGATAAGAAAGGCAACTGGTATTTCACAGGAGAACAGAGAACCGGCTGCTGTGTGTGTGGCTTCGGGTGCCATTTAGAGCCGGTACCGAATAGATTGCAGCGGTTGAGAACATCTGACAACGATAAGCACAGGAGAATGTGTGAGGGTTGCCTGCAGATAAAAAACCACGGCATGACATACGAGCAGGCTTTGAACTATGCAGGAATACCGACGGAGGAGGTACAGGAAGATGAATAGCAGACCGGAGATCACGGCGATACTGTCGCTCTCAATCCAGCGGCACATCTGCCCGAACAATGATCCGAGAATTTACTGGGCCAG